ACAAGGCCTACTCTTTTTAATTCATCCATTTTAGTATATCACTTCCTTTATAAAAATATCGCAAACAATTATCTTCTATGTTTGCTTTTTGGAATCATTTTTACAACATTTTTTGATTCTTCTGGTTTTATTTCTTTTAATTCGCTAACATTTTTTACGATAAACATAACTATTTTATCTATGTCATTTATATCTACTAGAGAAACAGCTTCTCTATAACTTAATTCTTCTGGATAAATTGCAGAAATAACGCAATAGATAATAAAATTAAATGTACGAAATTGATGATTTTTTGTTGCTATGTCTTTTTTTAATTGTTCTATTCCTCCATCATAATCTTCTAGATATTCTAAAACTATTGGATTCCAATCTAATGTTATTTTTTCTCCATTTCTTAATGTAATTTCCATTTTTCTAATTACCTCCGATATTTTTATAAAAAAGCCTTAAAACCGAGGCTTCACAATCGATTTTAAGGCTTTTAAAATTTTTATTGGTATACTTTCTTGTCTATATTTTAAGCACCTGGTGTTGTTACTGGTATTACAGAAGTTAAATCTGCTTGAGTTATAATTGGTTTTGAGAAGAATGCATCTTCTGTTAATGTTGCTGGGAAGTTTTCTGCTTCACTATCAACATAATTTTTAATATCTCCTGCATCATTGAATGGATATGCTCTTATTGTTAATGTGTCATTTTGTTCAGAGAAGTTTTCTTCTTTTGTTGCAATGTCATCAGTATTTTCAACCAATTGACATTTAGGAAACCACTCATATCTGATTCCTCCACCATTTTTCTTTACAACTTTACCATAAGCAAAATATGGTCTTTTGTTTGATGATCCAGAAGTTATTAATCCACCATTATTGATGTTTTCTCCTCTCATTCTAGCTAAATCATCTGGCACTACTGCAACAGATTCAACAGCTAAATCAATACTTGATGTTTGATTAACTGTAGTATAATCTTTTCCACTAGCTTTAACTGGTGTACTTTCCATATTTTCAGTAACACCAATTTGTTTTACTGTTTCTGTTTTTGTAACATTTTCTTCATAGCTTGATGAGTCATATTCTACCCCTTGTGCTGGATCATTAAATGCATAATATTGAGCACCTACTGTTTCTTTAATCATAGGTTTTTTTGTAGTAATTGTTCCGCTCATTTTTATTTTCCTCCTTCTTTTTCTAGCCAAATGCTTCTTGATACATTTTGCTATAATATTTTTCTTTGTTTCTTTCGAAACATGGTCTTAAATGTGTTCTAGCTGCCATTTTCTTTGTTCCGTTTTCAACCATAGGACCATAATATTTTCCCCATCCTACTTCAAACTCTTTTCCTTTTTTTCTATATGAAAAAGTGCGGATTAGATGAGTGTATCCGCTTCTGCGTATTTGAGACATTGGCTTTGTCAGTTTTCTTAAATCTTTTAAAAATTCTTTAACACCGACTTCTATAATATCTTCTGATTTTTCTACTTTAGCTATATATCCTTCCAAATCTTTCATAAGCTCATCAAAGCCATCATACATATTATTCAATATTTTCTAGCACCTCTATTGGAAAGAATGAATGGAAATATTGTTCTTTTTCTACATATTCATGCTCGATGTATGGAAAGATTTTCTTTTCATTGAGTTTTCTTTTTAATTCTAATAATTTTAAATGTCTAGGTTGTTTTGAAAAGAATGATATTTGATATATAACTTTAGTATTATATTCTTGATCACTTGCAACAATCGGATCCCATCCATATTCCCAGAAAACAATTCTAGGATATGAATTAGTATTCTTATCATTTTGTATTCCTTCATTTACAGGAATATTTAATTCATTTAATAATTCTACCAGTTCTTCTTTATTCATCTTTGTTTTCCTCCAATATTGGATTTGGATAATCTTGAAGTGTTAAGTCTGTTTCTTTGAAGCCTTCATTATTTACAAAATGGTATGCATTAAATACTTTATGATATTCTTTTCCGATTTTTAATACATTCATCGATGTTATTTCCTTTGTCTGTGGAATTCTTATTTTCATTGTCAAATTTACTTCTCTTTGTTCAGCTTGGAATTTTAAATTATTTGATATTGATAATTCTTTAAACCAGATTGGTTTACTTGTTACTCTTTTTATATATTCTTCTGGATAGGTTGTATCTTTTTGTTTTATTTCATACAACTCAAAACATCCATCATTATATGTCGGAATTGACGTAATATTTTCTTTGTAACGCATCATAATCTCCTATATATAATTGTTTAAATTCTGCTAACCTTTTATGGTCAGCATATAAAACATAGTTTTTCAGTAATCTTCTGGCACTTAAATCCTCATCATAATCAATTGTTGTTCCACAATATTGATTTATATCAAAAATTCCATCTTTTATGTAATTAGTAAATTCCTCATCTTCTCTAAATGGAGAAATATGTTGTTCATTTCGTATTTCATCCATGAATACCTTTATTTTTGCATCATCCATTTTTGCACCTCTTCTTATTTATTTTTTGTTTTTTCTGTTTCCGTTGTTGCTTCTTTTTCCTCTTCAGCAGTATCCTCTTCTACTACTTCTTCAGAAGTTTTTTCTTCTTCTACTACTTCTTCTTTTATTTCTTCAATTAACACTTTTCCTATTTTGTTATTTGTTCCAGATAATTCTTTTATACGTTTTTTAGGAACATCTTCGAGTTTTATTTCCTCTCTAGGATATATATCTCCTATTTTATATATATGGTCATTATCTTTTAAATCTTTAAATCTATGTACTACTTTAAACATATTTTTTCTCCTTTCTGCTAGAATTTAGCAGGAGCAATTAAGCTCCTGCCTCTGCTTCTTCAGTTGTTACTGTTCCAACAACTCTTACTGGTGCAACATATTCTTCAAGTTTTGTTACATCGAATACGTATGCGATGTTGTCATCAACAGCTCTACCATTTCCATATCCTTTTCCGATTACAACATCTGCATCATCTAATGCTGCAGTTTGATCATATTCTTTGATTCCGAAATTTGTTAATCCCATTGTGTATTTTTTAGGAATAACTAATGCTGCTTTACCTTGAGGGTTATTTGCAGATGGCTTAACTTCTAGATTTTTATATGAGCTCACTAATCTTCCTTCACTATCATATATTGCTGGTGCAACATAGTCTGCTTCATCATTTGGATGACAATATAATACTAATTTGTCAAATGTTCTTATTCCGTTTTTTGATAAGTATTTTTTAGCTGTTGCTAATCCTTTTGGAGTGAATCTTGTTAGTGTTACTGCTGGTGTTTTGTCTTGATGTGTTCCATCTTGATTTGTTGCAGCAATTTGTTTATATATACCTATTGGCATATCTTTTCCTGTACCTTGTAAGTATCCAAATTCTAAACCATCATTTAGGTTTTCTTTTAATATTGCTGTGAAGTATTTATCAACAAATGGAAGTGCTAAATCTCTAATTGCTTTAGGAATTACAAGATATACACTTAATTTGTTTACTTCCATGTTTATTCCTGTAATTGATGCAGATAATTCTCCTGTGATTGCTGCTGTAAGAGCACCCCAAGCATAGCTTCCACTCTTATCTGCAGAAATCCATCTTTTTACTTCTGCTGGTGTAAAGTTTACATCACTTAAGATTCCACTTTCTTTTTTAACATTCTCTAATGTTATATCGATTATTGATGTTGGAAGAATATCTATTTGATTTGCTGTTATAGCTGATTTTACATCTTTTAATTTTTCATAGAATTCTTTTTCTTCTTTTGATAATGTTCTTAATCCTAATTTTTTAGAATAAGAAGCATCATTTTGTGCTTTTGCAGCCTCTTCTTGAATTTCGTTAATTATGTCCTCATATTGAACAGACAATACTTTATCCATTGCATCTACAATAGCTTGAGATTTGTCCTCTGAATTTTGAAGAATTTCTAAAGCCTCTTCTTGAGCTTGTTTCATTTTTGTTTCATTAATTTTCATATTTTTTACCTTACCTTTCTTATTTTTTTCTATTAAAAAAAGACTCCCAAGGGTCTTGTTTTAATCTATTATTTAATTCTTTTTGTTCTAATTCATGTTGCTTTTCTTTTTCAGTAGTTTTCTTTTCTACTTCTTTATTGATAATTTCATTTAGGACTTCTTTAATTTTATCTTCAATGATATTTTCATCTACATTTGGAGCTTTGTTCTTTTCTTCTGCTACTTTCAATCTATTTACAAGATTTAGAATAGACTTATTTGCGAAAGAATTAACTGCTATTTTTTCATCTTCTAGAATATCATCAGCAAATCCCATTTCAACACACTCTTCAGCAGTTAAATAAGTTTCATTTGCTAATAATTCTTCTAATTTTTCTCTTGTAATATTTACCTTTGACATATAAGCACTTTTGTATGCTTCTGCAATTTTGTCCATATCATCTGCAGTTTTTCTTAATTCTTCTGCATTTCCTATTGCTAATGTCCAACAGTTATGTATCATCATTAATGATGTTCTTGGCATGTATACTTTATCACCCGCCATTGCAATTATTGATGCTGAAGAAGCTGCAATACCATCTACATAAACATTGATTTGTGCCTTATGTTGTTTTAATAAATTATGTATTGCTAATCCTTGGAATGTACTTCCACCAGATGAATTAATATGTACATTGATTTTCGATACATCTCCTAATTCTTCTAGTTCATTCTTTAAGCTATTAGCACTTACTTCTTCATCATCCCATCTATAAGTAACAATATCTCCATAAATATATAGATTTGCTTCTGTGTCAGATGCCTTTTCAAGACTATAGAACTTATTCTTCATTCTCTGCACCTCCTTTCGCATTTGCATAATTTTTAGTTATATAATGTTGATCAGCCCACTCTTCATTTATAGTAGGCAATCCTAATAACTCACATAATTGATTGAAACTAAATCCACTTGAAATAAGTTTGTCCCAGCCACTTGATTTATCAATCAAATCTTTATATCCAATATTTAATCTATTAAATTTGATGTATTCTCCATTTATGTAGCTTTCTTTTCCTACTAATGATGTATTGAATCCATCCTCTAATATTTCAAAATATGGATCCACAGCAAATGTAATAAAATCATTTGAGCCAGTCGATTTTTCTGTTTTATTTCCATAGAATACATCTAGTGGTATATTCCATTTTTGTGCTACTGTATTTCCTATTCTATTTATTATGCTTTCATAATCACTTATTTCTTTTTTTACGTCTTTGTTCAAATTTATTAAATCAAAGATTTCTGCTAATAATATGATTGAATCTTCTTCACTAAATAGTCCATCTGTAAGTTTATTTTTATAATCTGTATAGCTTATTTCTTTTTTGGTTTCTGCATCCATCATGGTTGCTTGTCCACCTGGATTCTTCAATCTCCACTTACTTGTATTAGCATTTATAAAACTTTTTTGAGCTGCTTTTAATAATTTTGTACTATTTGTTTTGAAAGACTCGCTTGCTGTATTTAGATTTGTATTTTTAAGTGATAAATATATTGTATTATTTGAATTATATGTTTTATCTAGTTTTAATGTATTTCCTTCATCATCTGCAACAATAACATTATTAAATGTCTTTCCGTATAAAATATCATTTGATGCCTTGTATTCATCTGCAACATATAATAAATTTCTTTTTGCTGTTTTATTTATTATCACTAGCGATGTTTTATCTGTAAGTAGCTTTGTTATGAGTTTATATATAAATGCAGTTCCTGTTTCGTTAGGATTTGGTTGTAGGTTTAAGGTCCAGTATAAGCTTCCTTTGTTTTTTTGTACTTTTTTGTTTACTAATTCAAACGTTTGTATTTCACATTTTGAAATTGTTTTTGCTATCAAATCAATAGCATGTGCTTCTGCTAATGTATAAATATAATTTTGAAAATCTCCACTTCCAAACAATGCATCAAAGATGTTTACATATTCTCCATTTGAATTTTTGAAAATCTTGTCAAATATCATTTTTTCACACCTCCTATACATAAATAATTACTTCTTCTAGTAATTCTTGTACACTCATAGCAGCAACAAAAGCCATAAATGTATCATTTTTTCTTAATTTTGGTTCTATTTTTTCATATGCTTTATTTCCATCTTTTCTATTTTTTACACAAGTATTGTTTATTGCCCATCTCATTATTGCACTATCTCCAATATTTATTTTTTCTTCTGCGAATGCAGCTTCAATTCGTGGTGCAACTATTGCTGCTATAGATGCTGGATATCTTATCATTCTTACCAGACCATATGGTGCATCTTTTGATTCTACTGTTATTCCTTTTTCTACGAATATCTGCTCTAATAATTTATATCTATATGTATCCATTACGATTTTTTT